TACCTGAAGGGTCTACTATTCACGTTAAAACAACACAAAGTGCAAGCGGCACCGTGCACATCAGTGAATATGAGTGGTAAATGACTATTCGGCTTACCGATGTAGCCAAGTATTACAAAGGTCTGCCTAATCAAGATAAGGCTCTTAAAGCTCTGGAGAAACTCCTGGGCGATAAGGGCCTTTCTGATTTGCAAGAATGGGTGCAATTATGGCGTTTGCCTGCACCTACAGCTCCTACTAAAGTGTTTGACAACACGTGGGATGGTATTGAAGCGGCTGCAGCGGCTGCTGGAGCTGCATTTCCTGAAGTAGTAGCTGCCCAATGGGCACTTGAGTCTGCATACGGAACCGCTACAAGCGGTAAAAACAATTATTTTGGTATTAAAGGGTCTCCTGGTACCCTTAAAAAAACCTGGGAAGATTACGGTAATGGTCCTGTGACCATTCAAGCCGTGTTTAAAGATTTTAATACACCCTATGACTGCGTAAAACACCTTGTTGACCAGTGGTATAAAGATTACAAAGGCTATAAAGGTGTTAATAGAGCTACCACAAGAGAGGATTGTGCGTATCTGCTAAAAGCAGAAGGGTATGCAACGGATCCAATCTATCCAGAAAAACTGATCCGTCTAATGACCCAACATGACTGAAGCATTAGTTTCAGCAGCAATTGCCCTTGTGGCTGGCTCGGCTGCTCTTACTAATAGAATACATAACAGAATCAACCGAGTACATGACCGTATTACGGAAATGGACCGTAGGGTTGACAACTTTGAACTCCGTGTAGCTTCTTCTTACGTTCAAAAAGCAGACCTTTCAGCAATTATTAATAAGATTGAAGGTCACATGAATCGTATGGAAGAAAAGCTAGATAAAATCATTATGCGAAATGGCTAAATCACGCGCAAATGAAGATCAATTTAATGAACTTCACCAGCTTATCACTACAGAGTTTTTAGGGCGTATTAAATCTGGTGAAGCTACTACTGCTGACTTGAAAGCAGCAGCTGATTGGCTTACCAAAAACGATATTACTGGCGTAGCTGTTAACGATTCTGCATTGAGTAATCTTGCAAATCTAATGCCTACTATTGATTTTGATGCAGTACAAAAAACAGTTAATCGCTAATGGCTCCTAAAAAACTTCCATACAATCAACTGTCTAAAAGTGCGAAAAATTACCGCGACAATGCAGCCTCTCGGCGTCATAAAAACGCAGAGAATCGGAAAATTAACAAACGCGAAGACCGAAAAACCTACCGCGCTGAACACAACCGAGTCCGCAGAGAAGACGGAAACTACGGTAAAGGAGGTAAAGACTACTCCAAAACCACGTCGGGTTCGTTCGTCCGTGAAGACGCACAAAAAAACCGGGCAAGAAACCGAGGAAAGTTAAGGATCAACAAATAATGCCATGACTCCTCTGCTCCCCAGTCCTGATCACTATCTTCAAAACCTAATAACCATGACAAGTCCAGAAGCCAAACGGATGTGGCGTAAAGCCATCAAAGAGCACTTCAACTGTCAATGCGTTTATTGTGGAGAACATTATGAATTACATGAACTTACACTTGACCATGTTCGTCCTCGCTGCTTTGGGGGTGAAGATCTCACAAGTAACCTTGTACCCAGCTGTCGTAAGTGTAATCAGGACAAAGGAACAAATAACTGGCTATCATGGATGAGGCAAACTTTTGGCTTTCATCCCCAACGTGAACAACTAATTCTTTCGCACATTAAATAATGGCAATTAAACCAGGCACTCCTCACCCTACTAAAAAAGGTATGGTGATGGGTAAAAACGGTAGGTACGTCGCTAAAGGAACCTACGCAAAACAAGTTAAAGCAGCTCAAGCTGCTGCTAAACCTGAAAAAGGCGGAGCACTTGCTAAAACTACTCAGACTAAACCTGACAATCCTCGTCGTACCCGAGCTTTTGCAAAGCAAACCGAAGCTGCTAAAGGTACTAAAGGCTCTAGCACTCGTGTAGGTCAGCCTGCAAATTCTAAACCCACATCGTCTAAACCCAACCCTTACACTTCTGGCAAACCTAACCCTAGCGCAGGTGGTGGTGTGAAGCCTAAGCCTAAAGGCGCAGGCGCAGGTTACGCCAGTGACATTCAAGCTTTAAGGCGACTTGCTCGTAAAGGTGGTCCGGCAGCGGCTGCAGCAATTAAACGCCTTGCTGCTATGGGCATTCGGGTAGCTCCCGGCGCAGCCGTAGCAGGTGCTATTGCAGGTTCTGCAGGACGTCCTGGCGCAGCACAAATGTCTAAACTGGGGCTGCGTCCCGGCAAATCTACTAAATCTGCAGACGCACCGACTTATAAAACACCTCTTAACCAAAGCTCTAAACCCAAACCTAAGCCTACCACTACTACGGCTAGTAAACCCAAACCTAAGCCTACCACTACTACGGCTAGTAAGCCTAAACCTACTCGTCAAAACGTCACGCCTTCTAAGCCTCGCGTTAAGGCTCAAACTAAACCCCCTGCAGGTAAAAAGCCTGCCAAGCCTCAAACTTCTGGTGTGGGTCCTGTGGCAAGTGGTCGGACTTATTCTGTTCAAAAGACTGGTAAGTCTGTAATGCAACAACAGGCTGATGACCTTCGCGCAATGCAGCAGCGTTCTCGTGAACGTCAAGAAGCTGATAAAAAGAAAAAGCGCCGCTACAGCAAGTAGAAGCCTCTACAAGGCCCCTCTAAACCGTTTTAGGTATATCCTATCATGAATGACATTTTAAGCCCCTCACAGCTCCTTCTAGAGCAGTTTCGTAAGATAGCGTATGCTGCTCCAAAACAGTATCGTTGGATTGTTGTGTGGGTGCTGTTATATGTAGAGCCTATCTACATTAAATATGTCACTCGTGATACCGTAGATAATGCAGTTCAAGAGTACCACAAACAGATGGATGCTCTTGAGCTGCCTTCCTACACTATTGAGTCTAAGCCTTCTGAAACGGTAGAAGGCTTGGATGACCTCCGTATTTATTATGACCCAAAGCATCGAGACACAACTCAAGAATGATTTTAGATATTTCTTGACAGCTATCTGGACTCACCTTAACCTGCCTGCACCCACTAGAGCACAGCTGTGTATTGCTGAATACCTTCAACACGGACCGAAACGTTTGCAGATCCAAGCGTTCCGTGGTGTGGGTAAAAGTTGGATTACAGCAGCTTTTGTGTTATGGACTTTGTACAATGATGCTGATAAAAAGATTATGGTGGTGTCAGCTTCTAAGGATAGGGCTGATTCATTCTCAATCTTTTGTCAACGACTTATTCTAGAAGTTGAATGGTTGTCACACCTTAAACCTAAAAACGACGATCAACGTTGGTCTCGTGTTAGCTTTGATGTTGGCCCCGCTAAGCCTCACCAAGCCCCTTCTGTTAAATCCGTGGGTATCACAGGTCAGTTGACTGGTTCTCGTGCTGACCTGATGGTCCTAGACGACGTAGAGGTGCCAAACAACAGTATGACAGAACTGCAAAGAGAAAAGCTTTTGCAGTTGGTTACTGAATGTGAGTCTATCTTGACTCCTAAAAAAGAAAGTCGTATTATGTTTCTGGGTACACCTCAGACAACATTTACTATCTACAATAAACTACGAGAACGTAACTATAAACCGTTTGTGTGGCCTGCTAGGTACCCACGCAAAACAGAAATGTATGAAGGGCTGTTAGCCCCTCAGTTGGTTAATGATCTAGAAGAAAAAGACAAGCTTGTTTGGCAACCAACAGATAGTCGCTTTAATGAAAACGACTTGCTAGAACGTGAGTCAGCAATGGGTCGAAGCAACTTCATGCTTCAGTTCATGCTAGACACTAGCTTGTCTGACGCAGAGAAGTTTCCTCTTAAGTTTGCTGACCTGATTGTTTATCCTATTAACCCAACCAGAGGTCCAGAAAACATTATCTGGTGTTCTGATCCACGTAACATCATTAAAGGTCTGCCTGCTGTAGGATTGCCAGGAGACTACTTCTATAGCCCCATGCAGACGCAGGGAGAGTGGGCTGAATACCAAGAAACTATCTGCTCTGTTGACCCTTCTGGTAGGGGCACAGACGAAACAGCAGCAGTCTACATCTCTCAACTAAACGGATTCCTTTATGTCCACGCGGTACGCGCCTATCGGGATGGTTATAGCGACAACACTCTTTTGGATATCCTTAGAGGTTGTAAAAAGTACAACGCCACCAAGCTTATCATCGAAACAAACTTCGGTGATGGTATCGTCGCAGAACTGTTTAAAAAACACATCATCCAAACTAAACAAGGAATAGACATCGAAGAGGTGCGGGCAACTGTCCGTAAAGAAGACAGGATCATTGATGCCCTAGAACCAATCATGAACCAACACCGGCTTGTGATTGATCCTAAAATTGTAGAATGGGATTACCGTTCTAACCAAGAAGCTCCTCCTGAATCTCGACTCCTATACATGCTCTTCTATCAGATGAGTCGCATGTGTCGTGAAAAAGGTGCAGTTAAACACGATGACCGATTAGACGCCCTTGCTCAAGGTGTAAAATATTTTACAGATGCCATGAGCATCTCCGCTAATCAAGAGATCATTCGACGTAAAAATGAAGAGTGGAATGACCTCCAACAGGCTTGGATAGATGACCCAGAATCAGCCGCAAACCACATGGTTTTAGGTATGACACTAGCTCAAAGACAAGAAGCTAGAGGAAAAGCTAAAAACTCAGTCCCTACCTGGGTTTCTTTCTAAAAATCTCCGTAAGGGGACAGTAAAACACGGGGAGTGGTGCCCTCGTGTGTGGAAACAGCGGTCAAAACGGAGGAAGAAAGGATGACAAACATTTCCTTCTTCCTCTTTTTTGACAAACATATAATATATGAAGATGAGGTGAAGGAACGAACGAAGTGAGTGACTGAACCATCTTCTCTTATTATTCTTATTATTACTGTTATTAAGACTAATACAGTACATAGCACCAACACCACCGCTTTCTTTAACCACCTTGACAACCATTCACTCTGCTCGTCTTATTTCCATTACTCCTGATGCAGAAGAACTCGTAGCTTATTGTGCACGAGTGTCTAATCCTGCTAATCAGCATAACCATGACACAGCTCCTAAGCTTCTTAAATACCTGATTAAACACAGGCATTGGTCTCCTTTTGAAATGGCTAACATGGTAGTAGAAATTAATACTACTAGAGCAGTAGCAGCACAGATCCTAAGGCATAGAAGCTTCTCTTTTCAAGAGTTCTCACAACGTTATGCTGATGTAGAACACCTTGGTCAACCTGTTAGACCTGAACTAAGGCTCCAAGATCATAAGAATAGGCAGAACAGCATTCAACCAGCTGAAGAAGACCTGTTCTTGAAGAAGGAGATTGATTGTCTCTTTAAACATTCAGAACAAGTGTATCGTGAATTGATTATGGCAGGGGTTGCTAAGGAATGTGCACGAGACGTCCTTCCTATGGCTATACCAAGCCGTTTGTACATGAATGGTACCCTGAGGTCTTGGCTGCATTACATCGACGTTAGAGCCGCTCCTGAGACCCAGAGAGAGCATCGTATGATTGCTGAAGGGGTGAAGGATTTGATTGAAGAGAATTGTCCTGCTATTTATGAGGCTATGTGGACGTAGTTGTGTGGTCAGTGTTGATTGAGTTAGGTTTGGGTCTTGTGGGTGTGCTCGGTATTATCGTGTACATCCTCAGGATCCCCTAAAATTTGGTAAAAATTTACAAAGGCATATATTAGCGCGTGACCAGCGCCGATCCCCCCCATGCCGTCCCGCCCGTCTCAGTAGCAGATCGAAACATCATCGAGAAGCCAGGCCAGCACAGGGTTTTGGACCTGTCCCAGCCGTCCCAATCTCTCACAATCTGTGGAGATTCTGAAAAAAGGTTGACCCTCTGGAAATGCTCGGTAATATGTGATCAATTCAGCCAGACCTTAGGCTCTGACTGGATTCAGCTGATGTAGCGACCGACACATTACAGAATGTGACAACATCGGTCCACAGAAACACCAGCTGCTTTGCGACCCGTTAATGTAGCCACAGGCGAGAGACAAGCCAGCCAGAGCTGCTGAGCCAATGCCTCGCCCACTGGTTACAGCCACACCAACCACACCCAAACCATGTTTGACTCATACGAGCAGTCTGTTCTTGAGGCAGCTGATGAGTATGGCTACCTGACCCAATCCCAAGCCAAACGCATCTTGAGGGAGCATAACGTCTCCGCATTGGATGCATGGTTGGACATTGGCGACAGTGCCACCGATGCTCAACAGTTGCTCAACTACCTAGGATATTAAGAAATGTTCCTGTTTCTTTCCCTGCTCTGCCTCACCTTGGCTGCATCCGTTACGATGCCTTCAGTCAGCCTGCTTCTCTGCGTGGCTGGCATGTCTGCCCTACTAGTTGACCTGTTCATCGTATGACCAAAGCACAAGCAATCGCGGAGTTCCGTGAGTGTGTCGGCAACATGTACCGTGGTGACACCATTGCCCAACGTGAAGCATGGTTGAACTTCATAGATACATTGAATGCCGACAATCTCATCACTCAAAAACAACGTGACAACTGGACCAATCCTTTCTGACCGCTCATGCGAGTTCACATCACTCCACGCAGCTCTAACGCTAAAACTGGCCCAATACCAGTCACAACGTCAGAACAATCAAGCTGTGCCCCATCATGTCCGTTCATCGGCAAAGGCTGTTACGCCAAATCAGGACCGCTAGCCTTACATTGGCGTAAAGTCTCTGAAGGTGAACGTGGTACTGATTGGCAGGGTCTCTGTGACTTTATCCAGTCACTACCAGACAAACAAGTCTGGAGACACAATCAAGCCGGAGACTTGCCCCATTCGTTTGGGGACATAGATTACGGCATGATGGCTCATCTTGTGGTTGCCAATGCTGGCAAACGTGGATTCACCTACACTCACCACAAGCTCAACCCTCACAATCTCAGCATCATTGACAAGTGCAACAACACTGGCTTTACTGTCAATGTTAGCACCGAATCAATCAGTGATGCTGTGTCTGCTCATCAGTCTGGGTTACCTGCCGTTGCTGTTGTTCCTTCTGATGCTGTCATCCCATCATCCCACAATGGTGTAACAGTGACAGAATGTCCAGCACAAGTGAGGAGCACTACATGCTCTGAATGCAAGCTATGCTCACAAGCAGAACGCCAATGTGTCGTTGTGTTTCGTGCTCATGGTAATGCTAAGAAGCATGTCAGCTCCATCACCTCTGCCGAATGATTCTCTCCCGGAGGGCTGCACACACTGTAGCCTTCCCTGAGAGATTCTCTCTCTCAAACCACCATCATCACCGCTACCACCGCCGTGAAACCACAACGCCTCGGTGTCCGTGTCTTTGTCCCTGGTGAGCGTGGCTCAGGCTGCGTCTACCGTGTCAAGACTATCATGGTTAACCGTGTTGAATTCAATCAGATCCAAAAGTGGAAGGCTTTGGGCTATCGTTCTAAGTCTTCCATGGTTCTTTCTCGCTACTCCCGCCGCGTCTATGGTCGCCATGCAAAGTAACTTTGACAGCATCATTGAGCAGCTTGACTATGCCAAAGAACAGCTAGATTTAGCTGATGATCTTGGCTCTCGTTCCTTCTGGAGTGACCGCTGTGATCAGCTTGAGTCCACCGTGTCTGACATGCTCAGCAACCTGGACATTCTTTGACAAGTTCAGCCCAACACCAGCCTGGGCTTAAGGATGCTGGCTTTTCTTTACCATCGCTTGCCTTTGAAACGAAAACAGCTTTACTTCAATGAGATTGAGTTAGGCATCCTTGTCGATGCACTACGCAATCAATGGTGGTCACGTTACAATCCAGAAGTGGAGAAGAACGTTCAACCACATCACAACCTACTTGACCGTGTAGCTAATGCGCAAGCGCAATTTGACTCCTCCGAAACCGATTCCTAATTCAATCATCACTCCTTTTGTTGGTGTGTTGATTGCTTGGTTGTTTCTGGGGTTAGTTGCATATTCACTACACCGTGAGTATGAGTCACGACCATCACCAGTTGTACACGTTCGACAGCAGTTCTAATTATGGCTCGATCAGATCCCTTTGGTAATCGCATTGATGAGGTCATGGAGTGGGATGCTTCTAATGAACTCACCGAGTACACAATTGAAGACGGATTGAATGCGGCTGCCATGTGGGATCTACCTGAGGCATTCGCATGCATCGTTCGTTCTACTGACAAGAATGGTAAGATTACTGAGAAGGCTTACCGTTCACCTTCAGCAGCACACAAACATCTACTCAAGTTGATGGAAGCTAATGCTGATGAAGTTATGGTTCTCACTGACGAGACTATTTCCATGCCAACCTTTTGACTTATGAATCCACACGACCTAGCAGATGTCCTTCGCTTTGAAGGCTTTGATGTCGATTACGACACAGGGGAAGTATCGTCAGAGGATCCTGGCGATGTTCTTATTATTCTTGCTGCATTGGGTAAGCTTGATATCAGACGTGATATCGATGGTGATCCGATGTATTATATTCCTCACCTTGATGTTTGTGACATGCAAACATATTGTGAGGCTTTTCCTGATGACATTTCCTGCAGAATCTATGATGTCTGAGACCCATGTTCTTTTGTCTCAACAAGAGATCGAATCTCTCAATGATCATGAATACTCTCTTTTCCTAGCTTATGGCGACACCTTCCGAGATCAACAAACAATTCCAATTAGAGAAGGAAGCGATCTCGTGTGGGAAGGAGAAGCTACACGACTCATTGAACAAGCTGGAAGAGGGGAGCTATGCTTCAGCTAGTGTCTATGGCACAGCGAGCATCAGAGCCGCCTTACCGGCTGTTATAAAGGGCATAGAGGTTTCGCTATCTAAACTTCGTAAGGGACAGGCAGGACAGTATTACAAGCCTATTGCTAAGCACCTTGATGGTCTTGAGCCGTTAGCTATTGCTACCATTGCTCTTAAGATTACCTTTGACTTGGTGTTTAGTTGTAAGCGTAACGCTGATCTATTGACCAACGTCCTTACGTCCATGGGCTCAGCACTTGAGGCTGAGTGTAAGTTTAGGTGGTACAGAACCGAAGCACCTGATTTGTTCAAGTACATCCAAGAGAAATACTTCCACGAGTCCTGCGGTACCCACCAGAAGGAGGCAGTGGCTAGTATTATCTTCAACAGGAATGAGATTTATTGGGACCGATGGTCAGTCAAGACCAAAGCTGCCTTAGGTGGTTGGTGTCTCAATGTTGTCCTGTCTGAGACTGGATGGTTCATGAAACAGACCGAGACTCTTGGTAAGCGTAGCTTGTGTAGGATTGTTCCTACTCCTGCTTTCATGGAGATCAGGGATCAACTGATCAGCCAAGCTGAGATGTTCAGTGGTATTCCATGGCCTATGCTTGTGGAACCTAACGACTGGACCAATGAGAGGCTTGGTGGGTATCTGACCAACGAACTGATGAAGGGTCATCAACTGACTCGTCGCGGTAAGGGGACAGTAAAACACGGGGACACACCGATTCAATTTCTGAATAAACTTCAGAAGGTGAGGTACCGTGTCAACACTCATGTGCTTGAGGTGGCTAAACACTTTAAGGAAAGAGGAATTAAGATTGGGAAGTTTATTCCTATTACTGAATCCTTTAAACCTTCTAGACCACCAGAAGCAGATGAAGATCCTGAAGTACATCAAGCATGGAAACGTGCGATGGCTGAAGGATATAACGCTGATCGTCTTAACTTTAAAAGATCAGTAAGAACAAGAACTCAGTTGGAAGCAGCTGAGAAGTTCAAGGATGAGATCTACTATCTCTGTTGGTCATTTGATTACAGAGGGAGAGCTTATCCAATTCCTGCTTATTTAACACCACAAGATACTGACTTTGGTAAGAGCCTGATAAGGTTTGCTGACGAGTCGTTTGTTGATGATGAAGCTGAGCAATGGTTAGCCTTTCAAGTAGCAACAACCTACGGGTTGGACAAAGCTACGATGGAAGAGCGACTAGCTTGGGTCAATGACAACTACGACCTGATCACAAAGATCGCTACTGATCCCATTGACAATCTTCCTGAATGGGAAGAGGTCGAAGAACCATGGCAATTCATGGCAGCATGTCATGAGTTTTATCATTGTTGTATTGCGTGTGATAAGCAGTTCACTGGTCTTATGGTTGCAGTTGATGCAACTTGTTCTGGTCTACAAATCCTTGCTGGTCTAGCTAAGGATGCTTCTACTGCATCCCTTGTCAATGTGTCTCCTGGTGATAAACCTAGTGATGCATACAAGGCAGTAGCAGAAGAGGCGAAGAAGTATCTCCCTAAGGAGATGCATGAATGGATGACCAGAAAGACGACTAAGCGAACAGTGATGACAATCCCATACAATGCTACTAAAGCTAGTTCTCGTGTCTACATACGAGAGGCGCTTAAGGAGCAGGGGTTTGAACCAACATCTGAACAGGTGTCATTGGTTGTCAAAGCTGTTTACGATAGTATGGATGCTATTGTTCCTGGTCCTATGCGTGTCATGCGTTGGATCAAACAACATGTTGGTCAGTACATCAAAAATGGTGCACATGAAGTTGAGTGGACCACTCCTTCTGGTTTTGTTGTCAACCAACAACGAAACAAGAAAGAAGTAGAACGTCTTAAACTTCAGTTGTTGGGTGAGACTAAGATATCCTTGACTGTTGGTCAGGGTGATCCTTGTCCTACCCGTCACAAGTCCAGCACTGCTCCCAACCTCATCCATTCACTGGATGCGTCCATCCTCCATGAAACCTTTCAAAAGTTTTCAGGACCATTCACGGTCATCCATGATTCAGTACTCTGTAGAGCAACTGACATGGGAACACTCAACCGTCTTGTGCGAGAGACCTACACGGACATCTTCACACGAGACTGTTGGCTTACCAAGTTTGGTGAGTCAATCAATGCTGTTGAGCCACCGCCTATAGTCGGTACACTTGACCCGGAAGTGGTCGAAGCTTCCACTTACTTTTTCTGTTAACCACCATCATCACATGACTACCCACGTCACTAAAGAGCCTGTCACCCTTGAAGGGTACCAAGCCATCCTGAAGCCGTCTGAGTACGGTTACAGCCTGTCTGCTCTGCTTCCTAAGGACATCATTGATGCCCTTGAGGAGGAGCGTCAGGGAGGGCTTGATTGGGCTCGCAGCAAAGCCAAGAACCCCAAGCGTGCTACGGTTAATCCTGAGCCTTGGGAGGAGGTTAGCGGTGACCTTTACCAATGCAAGTTCCGTTGGAAGAATGAAGACAAAGTTAAGCCTGTCGTAGTTGATACGGAAGGTACTGTCATCACTGATTCCAACCTGCCCATCTACAGTGGGAGCAAGGTCAAACTTGCTTTCATTCAAAAGCCTTACAGCCTGCCTTCGGGTAACATTGGCACTTCCCTGAAGCTTAAAGCTATTCAGGTTGTCAGCCTTAACTCTGGCGCTGGTGTCGTTGACAGCGGTGACCTTGGGGCTGATGAAGCTGCTGCACTGTTTGGCACTACCAAAGGGTTCAAGACCTCTGAACCTAACCCTGAAGCCGCTCCCGCAGTGGCAGACGACGACTTCTGATTACCACCATGTCCCTTCTTTCCACCAAGACCACTTACAATGAAGAGCTGGGTCTCTTTGAGATGACCGCCACTCTGACTCTTCCTCCCATCACTGTCACTCGTTCTAAGAAGGACAAGAGTGACTTCCGCTATGACATTCAGCGTGCATTCACTGATGTTGTAGAGCAAGTAATTGAAGGAGAGATCTGATGCGTAGTCGCCTGGAAGAACAGGTGGCTGAGTTGTTGGATAGTTTGAACATTGAATACGGCTATGAGCCTGACAAGTTCAACTATGTCATTGAGGCAACGTATACCCCCGACTTTAAAGTTGGTGACGTTTACCTTGAGACAAAGGGTTTCTTCAAACCAGCTGATCGTCGTAAGATGTTAGCTGTTAAGAAATCTAACCCTGACCTTGATGTTCGCCTGGTCTTCCAAGCGCCTTACAATAAGATCAGTAAAAACTCCAAGACCACCTACGCCATGTGGGCCGAAAAGAATGGGTTCATGTGGTGCCCTTACTATGAGATCCCTCGTGATTGGTTAAATGAAACCAAAGAAAAGCCTAAGCGGTAAAGTCTTTCTCAGTAAGAAAAAGAAAAGCCGCCGCCCACCCAAAGGTGCCAAGCCTTATCGTGGTCAAGGTCGCAAATGATTAAATGGAGGACAGTGAGTTCCAACGACATGAGCCGTGCCCTAGCTGTGGGAGTAGTGATGCTCTCGCTAGGTATACTGACGGTCATGCGTATTGCTTCTCCTGCGGTGCCTACGAGCACGCAGAAGGCGACTGCGACCAACCAAGCACCCCTACCTACCGTGCCATGATCAAAGGCGACCCTGTACGCTTATCCAAGCGTGGTTTGTCAGAAGAGATATGCCGCAAGTTCCGTATCCACAAAGATGGAGAGGAGCTGCGGTTTCATTATTTTGATTCTTCTGGTCAGATCTGCGGGGCTAAGGTCAAGACCAAGGACAAAACCTTCCGCTGGGATGGTAAGAATACCGATCACCAGCTGTTTGGTCAGCACTTGTTTCCAGACAAAGGCACCCGTCTGACTATTTATGAAGGAGAATTAGACGCAGCTTCTGGCTACTCTGCTATGCCTACTTGGCCTCACATGTCCCTACCTGATGGGGCACAGAGCGCTAAGCGTGCGTTGCAACGAGTGATGCCGTTGCTGCAGAATTATGAAGAGATCGTTCTATTCTTTGATAATGATGAGCCCGGCAGGAAAGCTGCCGAAGAGTGTGCTCAGCTCTTACCGCCAGGTAAGGTCAAGATTGCACGCATGGAGAAGTACAAAGATGCTTCAGATGCCCTGCAAGCTTGTGACTCGGAAGCCATACGCCGTGCTGTTTGGGATGCAAAAACGTACCGACCTGATGGCATTGTTGATGCAAAAACCCTACTCGACCTAGTTTCTGAACCGCTACCACCATGTGCTCATGACTATCCGTTTCAAGGAATACAAGACAAACTGCACGGGATCCGATACGGAGAGCTTGTCACGATTACTGCAGGATCTGGTATTGGAAAATCCTCATTCTGTCGTGAACTTGCAACTGACCTTCTTAACAAAGGAGAACGGGTCGGCTACGTGGCTCTTGAAGAGTCCAATCGACGTACTGCACTTGGACTGATGTCCGCTGCCTGCGGTAAGTCTTTTCACCTTGGAGAACATGACCGATCTACTCTCACCCAAGCTTATCAAGATACTCTTGCTAATTGGAACTTGTATCTTTTTGATGGCTTTGGTTCTTTTGATCCTGATGTCATCTACAACCGAATTGAGTACCTTGCCACCGGGCTTGAGGTGCGTTGCGTATTCCTTGATCACCTCTCAATCCTGCTCAGCGGGCTTGACGGGGATGAGCGCAGGATGATCGATACTACCATGACCAAGCTACGGTCACTGGTAGAACGCACCGGTATTTCACTGTTTCTCGTGTCTCATTTGAGACGCACATCTAATGACACCAACCACGAAGAAGGAGCCCGCGTCACCCTCGGACAACTACGAGGTTCGGCAGCTATTGCTCAATTGTCAGATGCAGTTATTGCACTTGAACGGGACCAGCAGGCGGATAGAGGAGCATCTGGAACGACTGTCCGAATCCTTAAAAACCGTTATTCTGGAGAAGTAGGTGTAGCCTGCCATCTCGACTATAATCTTGACACCTGTAAATTTAATGAAACCCAGCCTGAAGAAGACTTCGACCCAGCCTCAGACTTCTGAATATGTTCATCCCTGGTATGAATACGTAAACCGTCCTAACGCTCCAACTGAGGAGATGATTGAACGAGCGAAGTTTGTTGATAAAACCTATGTCTGGAAGGAGCGACAGAAGAAGGCTTAAGCTTCTTTCTTATAACTTACTTTTTAATGGGTTGATTTTTGTAACTAACTTGTTTATTGTTGCTGGCGTTATACGTCACTGGAATGACACAGCCTAAAGAAACCAAGGAGGAACGTAAGCCCAACGATCCTCCTGAAGACCGTTACAGCCGCCCTTGTGGCGGCAAAGAGGGCTTTGATGATTACGTTGAGAGGTGGCATGAATCGCCTAGCGTATGACATTGAGACTGATGGTTTTGATTCCACAGTCATTCATTGTCTCGTAACCCAAGATCTTGACACTGGCCAGGTGTGCCAGTACAATGATCAAGGTGGTCAGTACGAGCCCGTGATCACAGGGATTAAGTACCTTGAGTGTGCCGACCTCATCGTTGCTCACAATGGTGTAGGCTATGACACACCCCAAATCAAGAAACATTTCCCGTGGTTTGACCACCATCATCAGCTTGACACCCTAATCCTGAGCAGATTCTTCCACACCAACCTGCTCGACATTGACCTGAAGCGTAAGTGGGACATGATGCCCGCTAAACTCTATGGATCACACAGCCTGGAAGCTTATGGCTACCGACTCAAGTGCTACAAACAAGACTTTGGTAAGCACACTGACTGGAGTGAGTGGTCTCAGGAAATGCAGGATTATTGTGTTCAAGACGTTGCTGTTCTCGTAAAACTATGGAAACACTTCCAAAAATACCTGAAGCAGTCCTCTTAGAGCATCGCATTGCGGAGCTGATGGCTGCCCAGGAAGCCGTGGGATGGCCTTTTGACGTCCGTGCGGCACAAGAGCTAGAGAACACCCTTTTAAACCGCGTAGAGGCGCTTAGAGCTAAGGCTCAGAGCCTTTGCTGGTGTGTTCCTGGTAACACATTCACGCCAAAGCGTGATAACAAGACTCAAGGCTATGTAGCTGGAGCAGAAATGCAACGGCTAAAGGAGTTCAACCCTAGTAGCCGAGAGCACATTGCCTGGTACTTCCGAACCTTCCACAAATGGAAGCCACAGAAGCTGACTGAAACAGGCAAAGCTGTTATTGATGAAGTCGTTCTCAAAGAGATCGGCTCGGAAGAAGCGTTGTTATTCCTGGGGATTCTTGAGACACAGAAGAAACTCGGAATGCTGTCGCAAGGCAACAACGCATGGTTGAAGTTGGTCAAGAATGGCAGGCTTCACCATTCCTGCTTTATTGGGGCTGCTACGCATCGAATGGCGCATGCACGTCCCAACCTTGCTCAGGTGAGTAGCGATGCTGATTGCCGCTCCCTGTTTATCACTCGTCCAGGCTGGAAGCTAGTTGATAGCGACCTTGCTGGGATCGAGTTGCGCATATTTGCCCATTACCTTGCTAGGTTTGACAATGGCAGGTATGCTGACATCCTCCTCAATGACGACATCCACCAAGTTAATGCTGACAAAATTGGCATCAGCCGCCGAGCGGTCAAGACTGTTACGTACGCCTTTCTATATGGGGCTTCGGACACTAAAATTGGTCTTAGTTATGACTCGCAACTGTCTCAGCAGCAAGCTAAGCAGAAAGGTGGTGAGATTCGCAGAGCGTACCTTGACGCAATTCCGGGCTTGGAAAGTCTTGTGGAAGCAGTCAAGGAAAAGGCGAAGAGGTATGGATATATACAATCTATCGACGGTCGCCATATCCTCGTTGACTCGCCGCACAAGGCTTTGAATTTCCTTTTGCAGTCATCAGCCGGGTGTTTGGCGAAGCGTTGGCTATTGATTACAGCCGAACGTTTGCAAGGCATTGAACACGAAAGGTACGCCTTTGTTCATGACGAGCAAGCTTTAGGATGTCCTCCTGATGTAGCTGAACAAGTTGCATCAATCTGCACCACATCAGCTGTTATGGCTGGTGAATATTACAAGCTCAGGATTCCCATTGATGCTGATGCAAAAGTTGGAATGAATTGGGCTGAGGTACATTAATGCTATTACTAGACACTGACTACCTTGCGTATAAGTCAGCTCAAGCCTGTGAAGAAGGCATTGATTTTGGTGATGATGTCATTATCACTCAATCTAATTTCAGTGAAGTTCTTAAAATCTTTGAGCGTGAACTACGTAAGGTCACGACCGCTATGATGGATGATAGAGTAATTCTTTACTTCTCTAGTCCTAAAAATTTTCGGAAAGAAATTTATCCCGATTACAAAGGGCATCGAAACCGACGTAAGCCTTTGGGTTACAAACGTTTGGTAAACTGGTGCAAAGAAAACTACAGCACTGTTGTTCGTGATGATCTAGAGGCAGACGATGCCCTAGGCATTGACGCTACAATGCATGAGCTGGATGACCAGCCAATCATTGTCAGCCCTGACAAAGACATGCGTCAGATCCCTGGTGTTCTATGGAACCTCAGCGACGATGTTGAAGAAATTACAAAAGAAGAAGGTGATCGGTGGCACCTGATACAGTCGCTGGCAGGAGACCCAACAGATGGGTACCCTGGCTGCCCTGGTATTGGCATCAAACGTGCAGCTGATCTGGTTGACAAACATGACTTTCCATGGGAAGCTGTGTGCCAAGCCTATCGTGAACGAGGATTGTCAGACGACGATGCTCTGTTAAACGCTCGGCTTGCTAAAATCCTACAAGCCGAAGACTATGACTTCATCGGAAAAGCCCCGATCCTTTGGACCCCCACCGCCAGTCCTGGAGCTGACAATCGAACAGCAGTTCAAGCTACGACAAATTGAAGACGCTCTGCGTAATCCAGAGACAGCAAAAGAAGATATCATTACAATCTTCATGGCACTTCAACGTCAGTGCTTCACACTGTGCAACAACGTTTCCAATCTTGTCAGACAATGGCCGACCAATCACCACACTATTACACCAGAGGATCTATCGAAGTTTGGGATTTCATCCGAGACCAAGGATTGAATTATCACCTCGGCTGTGCTGTTAAATACATCTGCCGAGCTGGTTACAAAACTACTGATCCTCTCAAAGATCTTGACAAAGCTATCCACTACCTCACCAACGAGCGTGACGAATTACGAAAACAGCGCGAACGAGTTTCGCAAAGCATACAAGCTGCCTACGAATCTGACGCCTACCTCTTTGACTCTTCAACAGACTTTGATCGCTGAAGAGTATGCTGAATTGAATGAGGCATACAAAGAGGTTTGTAAAGACATCACCAACAAACGGGCTCGTGAGCACATGCTCAAAGAGCTGACTGATCTGCTATATGTTATCCATCAGATGGCAGCGGCCTTTGACTGGGACATTTGCGCAGCACACAACCGTGTTCATGCTAGCAACATGAGTAAGCTAGACGACAACGGTGAACCAATTTACCGAGAGGATGGTAAGATCCTCAAAGGACCCAACTACTTTCTTCCCAACCTGATTGACCTCGTTTAATATGTCTACTGATCTGATCGCTCGCACCGGTCGTGTACAATCTTGGATTGATGATCCAGAATCTCGTCTTCCCGTTTCGTGTACTGTTTTTGTTGTTGAAGACAGCATGGAAGGACCGGAGGGCATCGAAGCATCTTGGCGATTTGCTAGTCACGCTCTCCGAAATGGAGCAGGAGTGGCGATTCATCTTTCCAAACTCCGAGCCAAGGGAGCTGAGAATGGCAAAGGCTTGGTTGCTTCTGGCCCAGTCTCGTTTGCAAAAATCTATTCGGTCTTAAATGAAACTCTCCGTCGTGGTGGAGTCTATAAAAATGGTGCAGTGGTTATCCATCTGGACCTTAATCATCCTGATATCCTGGATTTTATTTCCGCTAACCGTAACGACCTTCCTTGGGTTAAGCGTTGTGTGGACATTAATGACTACTGGTGGGAAGAGGCGACGGACACGGTACGTGAAGCCCTTCTGCAAGGAATCAAAAAGGGTGACATCTGGCTAAACAAAACTAAAGTTGATGACAATGGCAACCGTATTTACGGGAATGTATGTTTGGAAGTGTATCTGCCCTCACGAGGAACTTGTCTCCTGCAGCATGTCAACCTCGGTGGATGCGAATTTGATGACATTCAACGTGCATTTACCCAAGGAATGTCCGAGCTGTGCGAACTCCATTCCCGAACAGGCGTTGGAGAAACTGGAGAATACCTCGCTCCTGAAACAGATCGCCAAGTCGGTCTCGGAATGCTTGGACTTGCAAACCTACTCCGACGTCATGGAGTAACCTATGCAGAGTTTGGTGATGCCCTTGAAGTGATGAACTCCCAGGTAGCACACGAACATACTCCTGCTACGCTGCTTGCTCATGAGTTGCGCAAAGGCGTACAGATTGCAGCACAGATTGCTCGTGCTAATAAGATGGTTCGAGCATTTGCTATTGCTCCTACCGCCTCTTGCAGTTACCGCTACCAAGACCCTGACGGTTACACCACCTGTCCTGAGATTGCACCTCCTATTTCTACGGAGGTTGATCGTGATAGTGGCACCTTTGGTGTTGAACACTTTGATTACGGCAAGGTAGAGATTGCCAGCACTGTTGGCTGGGAAACTTATCGTAAAGTTGCCGATAATATTATGCGCCTGTTGGATTCGACAGGTTTGTTGCATGGATATTCCATGAATAGTTGGAGCGACGTTGTGGACTACAACCAATCCTTCATTGAAGAATGGCTCGCTAGCCCTCAGACTTCACTCTACTATTCTCTTCAAGTTATGCCTGACACTCAAGATAAGAGTGATGCCATGGCTGCACTGGAAGAGTTTGATGAGGAGTTCTGGAAGCAGTATGAGTCGTTCACTAAAGAACCTCAATGTGATTGCGCAGAATAGTGAAACTATGTAAGTGTAAACAGCCTATTGCAAAGGGTTCAAAAACTAGATGCAAGGATTGTGATGCCGAATACAAATGGTATTACAATCAGAAGAAACGCTTTAATCTAGACAAAGAAGATCTAGATAAAATGTTTGTGGATCAACAGGGCTGTTGTGCTATTTGCACACACCCTTTTGTTAACCAACGTCCTGCAGTAGATCACTGTCACATTACAAACAAAGTACGTGGCTTGTTGTGTCAGAAATGTAACACAGCTATTGGTCTACTTGAAGACAACATTACTTCGCTAGAGAACGCTATTAAGTATCTTAAAAATGAACCCCTATCAGAAACTTCTTTCCCGTAAACGTAACTGGACTCCTGTCCAAGTGGAAGCAGGCACCTTTGCTCCTGGCTCTGAAGAAGCTATGTTGCGTGCGCTCTCGGTTCGTAACCTTGAGATTCCCGTAGGCGACTTTATTCAAAACGCCCTCAAAAAAGATTATCCTGCTGCTGCCAAAGAACTTCTTGAAAGCAACATTAAGGATGAAGAAAAGCACGACCTCGCTCTTGATTACATCGCTCGCGCTCATAAGCTGGAAGACATTCCAGAAGCTTCAAAAATTCAGCAAGCCTGGATTGAAGCCCCCGAGCACCCCGTGCTCAAAGCAATGGTGCTTGAGCGATCCGTGTTCTTCGTGCTGCTACCCTTCTTTAGATGGAATGGGGATGCAGGATGCCGAACTGTATCAGCAGACATCAGCCGCGACGAACAAGTCCACGTGGCAAGCAACTCTCTCGTCTGCAAAGAGCTTGGTCTTACTGTCACGCAGAACCTTGACAAACTTCGTAAGGCAACTGTAGCCTGGATCATGCAACCCCTAGGTTCTAACACTGAGAACCCTTACCTTGACCGCGAGTTCTGGCTTAAGCAATCTGACAGTCTTCTCTACAGTGGGAAGGCAGAGGGTTTGATTGCTACCCGCCGTGCTCGTATGCCTGCATTCTTCGAGCACTCCAATGTCAATCTTCCTGAGTACGGCTGAATACCAGCATCTACTCAACGAACTAGATGAACTATTTCCTGACGCATACCCAGACTACTCCTTATCTGAAAAGGAAATAGCTTTCCGAGCTGGTCAAGTGGATGTGGTTAGATTTCTAAAGAAAAAATTATCCGAGGATTAATTATGTGTTTTGGTGGAACTACGTCTCAAATGGTATCTGAAATGCCAGAAATCCCTGCTCCGCCTCCTATTGTAGGTGAACCTATTACTACTCCAGTTCCTCAGCCTGATACTACTGCAGCAAACATTACTCCAGAAGCTGAACAAGCTGCTGTGAAGCCTGCTGTTGCTGCAGCTAAAGGTGAAAAAGCTCGTACTGGTACTGCTCGTTTGAAGAAGACTGAACCTACTACTACTGGTACTAACGTTGGTGTTAACTACAAAGGTAGTGGTAGTGCAACTCCTAGCGGCATGTCTCTTAATATTCAGAAACAATAATGAAAAGCGCACGGCAACGTTACCATGAATTAACCAGTGGCCGTACCGCATTTCTTGACATTGCACTGGAATGTGCAAAGCTAACTATTCCTACTCTGCTTATGCATGAGGAGACGACAACCGATTACACTCGGTTTAAAACTCCTTGGCAATCAGTAGGCGCGAAGGGGGTGGTGACTCTGGCATCTAAATTGATGCTGGGGTTGCTGCCCCCTTCTACTTCGTTCTTTAAACTTCAGCTGGATGACTCCAAGCTGGGTGTGCAGATCCCTGCTGAAGCACGGAGTGAGTTGGATCTAAGCTTTGCTAAAATTGAACGTATGATTATGGAAAGCATTGCTGCTTCCACTGATCGTGTTCAAATCTTTTCAGCGATTAAGCATCTAGTTGTCACAGGCAACGCTCTTCTTTACATGGGTAAGGAAGGTATGAAGATGTATCCACTTAATCGCTATGTGGTGGAGAGGGATGGTAACGGTAATGTTACTGAGATTGTTACCCGTGAAAGGGTAAACAGAAACCTGCTTGGTCCTGAGTTTGAAAAGCCCAAACAACAAAGCGCTGTTGACAACAGTGTTGGTGGGACTTATGATAAAGATGTAGATGTCTACACCTGCATCAAGCTGACTAAAAAAGGCTGGACTTGGTACCAGGAAGCAGATGACAAACAGCTGCCCAACAGCTACGGTAAAGCTCCCAAGGACAAGAGCCCCTGGCTTCCTCTGCGCTTCGTCACTGTTGACGGAGAAGACTATGGACGCTCTAGGGTTGAAGAGTTCCTGGGTGACCTTCGCTCTCTTGAAGCCCTCATGCAGGCGCTTGTAGAGGGCTCTGCTGCAGCTGCTAAGGTGATCTTTACTGTATCTCCTAGCTCTACTACTAAGCCTGCTTCGCTTGCTAATGCAAACAACGGCGCTATCATTCAAGGACGCCCTGATGACATTGGGGTTGTTCAAGTTGGTAAGACAGCAGACTTCCGTACTGCGTTTGATCTTGCTAACGTTCTTGAGAAGCGTATCTCTGAAGCCTTCCTGATTCTCAATGTACGTCAGTCTGAACGGACTACTGCAGAAGAAGTCAGGATGACTCAAATGGAGTTGGAGCAGCAGCTTGGTGGTTTGTTCTCACTGCTTACTACTGAGTTCTTGCTTCCGTACCTCAACCGTAAGATGCATGAACTTACCAGAACACGTCAGATTCCAGCCCTGCCTAAGGGTCTTGTGAATCCTACGATCGTTGCTGGTATCAATGCTCTGGGTCGTGGACAAGATCGTGAGTCTTTGATTCAGTTTGTCACGACTATTGCTCAGACCATGGGTCCTGAAGCTCTGCAACAATACATTGATCCTTCTGAAGCGATCAAGCGTCTGGCTGCCGCTCAAGGCATTGACATGCTTAACCTTGTCAAAGGTATGGAGCAAGTCAAGCAAGAGCGTCAAGAAAGGATGCAGAAGCAGATGCAAATGTCTATGGTTAATCAGACCGGTCAGCTGCTCGGCACACCGCTCATGGATCCTTCCAAGAATCCACAAGCCGTTGATGCTGTACAAGCTGCCATGCAGAACCCTGCTTTGCAACAAGGTATTCAAAACCTTGCTGGCGGTCAACCGCAACAACAACAACCAGGACCACAAGCTGATTTTCCTATCCCCCCAGGTTAAATTAACTAGCACCATTTATGGCTATTAACATTTCTTACGATCCATCTGACGATCCCGAAGCTATTGCAGCCCGTGAGGCTGAAGATGCTGAGTCTCTTGAACTTGGTGAACAGATGATGCAAGACCAGCAGGATCTACTTGCTGGTAAATACAAGAACGCTGAAGAGCTTGAAAAAGCTTACATGGAACTTCAGCAAAAGTTCAGTAGAGGTGACACCGAAGTAGAATCTGAAGAAGAGTCTGCTGAAGAATACGAAGAAGAGTCTGACCAATATGATTATGAACGGTACGACGATGAAGGCTACGTAAACTTTGAAGCTGTTAAAGAGGCTTACGGTGACAAACTTGCTGATGTATTCCAAGAGTCAGGCATTGACCCTTGGGTGATGAACGATCACTTCATTGAGAACGAGGGTACTCTTACTAATGAGATGTACGATCAACTCAATGAAGCAGGTTTCAGTGACACAGTTATTGACGCTTACCTGGGCGGGCTTCGTGCTCAAGCAGGTCAAGTCGATCAAGTTGAAGCACCTGTGCTGAACGATTCAGAAATCAATGAGATTAAAAACCTCGCTGGTGGAGAAGAAGGTTACAATCAGGTGACTCAGTGGGCTAGTGAAAACCTCAGCCAAACTGACATTGAAGCCTTTGATGAAGTAATCAACACTGGTAACAAAGCTGCCGTCAGGTTTGCTGTAAAAGCTTTGATCTCACAATTTGAAGATGCTATGGGACGCGACGCTGATCTGGTGACAGGTAAATCGACAACTAAAGGTGCTCCTTATCGGAGCATGGCTGAGGTTGTACGTGACATGCAAGACCCTCGTTATGAACGTGATGAGGCGTATCGCATGGATGTTATGCAGAAGCTTGAGCGATCTAACCTCAAGGTGTGATGACGTAGAGCCCTGTTTCTTGCGAGTAGTTATAGGGCTATCGGAAGAAAGGGTTAATAATGTACAACTGTCACACACACCTAATCAATACTAATGGTTGCAATTTCTAATTCTTCCCTCAAGCCTAACGCTTGGGATACATTCTGTGACTGGGTAACCAGTACTAATAACCGTCTTTATGTAGGCTGGTTTGGGGTCCTCATGATCCCTTGTTTGCTAGCCGCTACTATTTGTTTTATCCTTGCCTTTGTGGCAGCACCTCCTGTTGACATTGATGGAATCCGTGAACCCGTCGCAGGCTCCCTGCTGTATGGAAACAACATCATATCGGGAGCCGTCGTTCCGAGCAGCAATGCCATCGGACTACACTTCTACCCAATTTGGGAAGCTGCTTCACT